TGTCAATGCAGTCAAGAAAAAAGTTCAAGAAGAGAAGCACGTCAATTCAATTGATGGAAGGCGTATCTCTATCGATCAACCACACAAGGGATTGAACTACTTACTGCAGTCGAGTGCTGGTGTGGTTGCCAAGCGTTGGATGGTGATGATCAATCAGATGATCAAAGAGCAAAAGATGGAGAGTCAGCAACTGGCCTTCATTCACGATGCTTTGTTCTACGAATGCCCCCCGGCTGAAGCCGACAACATGAAATTCATACTTGAATACTGCGCCAAAGCCGCAGGAGAGTACTACAAACTGCGATGCCCAATCGACGCAGCTGGAAAGGTCGGCCCCGACTTCTATTCAATGCACTAAGTGTGGGCTGATTAAAGATTCTTCTGAGTTTTACCAAGACAACTCGCGGCGATCTGGGAAGTCCAGAAAAATGACGTGTTGTCGGACATGTAACTTGCAATCGTCTTGTTCAAAAAGACAAGCTGCAAGAAAATGGTTCGGGAAGGGCTTCAACCGAGCACTTCGGGAGCAGCGTCCTCCTGAAGGTACGCCTTGTCAAATCTGCTGCAGGCCGATGGTTTACAGACGGTCTGGGCGTTTGATGTGCTTTGATCACGACCCAGAGACGCACAAGTTTCGTGGGTGGATATGTCAGAACTGCAATACAGCTATCGGCAAGTTAGGCGACAACCTAGCTGGCTTGATGGCGGCTGTGAACTATTTAACAAATGCCCCCACAGAAATCGAAAACAAACCTAGCTAAGAAACAATTTGAATCTCGATCTAAGTTCAAGCACACGCACCAGGGGAACGGTCGTCGATCACTTCCTAAAGGCACACGTAAACTGCGTATTGGTCAAGGAAAATGACGCTACTCATTGATGCTGACTACCTCGCATACAAGACCTGTGCTGCATGTGAAGATGAGATCGACTTCAACGATGATGTAATCGTTGTCACAAGTCGCTTTTCAGAAGTGCTGGACATGTTCCAGAGAGAGCTGACATCCATTGTGCAATGCATGGGGGTGTTTGATGATGTGATCCTGTTCTTCTCTAGCCCGAAGAATTTTAGGAAAAAAATTTACCCCGATTACAAGGGTCATCGAAACCGTAAGAAACCCTGCGGTTACAAACGTCTGCTGAACTGGTGCGGTGATAACTACACCACAATCGTAGTAGACAATCTGGAAGCTGATGACGCCATTGGTATCTACGCAACAGATCCAATTGAATACGGGTGTGAGCACATCATCTGCTCACCTGATAAAGACATGAAGCAGATCCCTGGTCTCTTGTATGACCTAACAAATCCTGTGATTGAAATCACCAAGGAAATGGGGGATCGTTGGCACCTGATTCAAACGATGAGTGGGGATCAGACAGACGGTTACGCAGGAGCACCCGGCATTGGCATCAAACGTGCTGATGCAATCTTTGAGAAGAAGGGGTGCAAGTGGCAGACCGTTGTTGAGGTCTTCGAAGAACGGGGAATGACTGAAGAGGATGCGTTGCTTAATGCACGGCTAGCTCGGATCCTCCAATACACCGACTATGACCACGAAAACAATGAGCCAATCCTTTGGACCCCCAGCTCCAGTAGTGGAGATGACAGTGGAGCAACAATTCAAGATGCGACGGCTGCAGGATCTGCTGCCTGATGCAAGAAAGGAAGACATCATTACTGTTCTCCTTGCATTGCAACATCAGAACTTTGTCCTTTCAAATACCGTATTGAACCTTGTCAGACAATGGCCACTAATCCAGAGCACTACGGGAGTAGTTGGAAAGTCGGAGACTTCATCCGAGAACAAGGGCTGAGTTTCCACTTGGGTAATGCTGTCAAGTACATCGCCCGGTGTGGAAAGAAAGCCACAGCAGACCCCATTGATGATCTCAACAAAGCAATCCATTACCTTGAAAACGAACGTGAGTTTCTACGAGAGCGCAGCGCACGAATTCAGGATGAAGTACGAGCAGCCGCTTGGGCTGACGACTTCCTCTTTGAATCTGCAGCAGAATTTGATCGATGAGGAACACCTTGAGCTAGCTCATGCCTACATGTTCCTGAGGCAGGACATCACAAACAAGCAAGCACGAGAGCACATGCTGAAGGAGCTGGCTGATCTTTGTTATGTGTGTCACCAGATGGCAGCCTGCTTTGGGTGGGATCTTCAGGTTGCTTATAACCGTGTTCACGGGAGCAACATGAGCAAGCTTGGTGAGGATGGTAAACCTATCCGCCGTGAAGACGGTAAGGTTCTTAAGGGACCGAACTACTACGAACCTAATCTGATTGATCTTGTTTGAACTGTGAATAAAGAACTGATTGCACGCACTGGCCGTGTACAAAGTTGGATTGATGATCCAAACTCTCGACTACCAGTGTCCTGCACTGTGTTTGTCGTTGAAGATGAGATGAAGGGACCGAATGGAATCGAAGCCAGTTGGAGGTTCGTCTCGCATGCTCTCCGATTCGGAGCTGGAGTTGCTGTACACCTTTCTAAACTCCGTGAACGAGGCAGCGAGAATGGAAGAGGATTGGTGGCGTCAGGCCCTGTGTCATTCGCCAAGATCTACTCAACGCTGAATGAAATTCTCCGTAGGGGTGGAGTGTATAAGAATGGTGCTGTCGTATGTCATTTGGATCTCAACCATCCTGATGTCCATGAGTTTGTCACTGCTAGTAGGGCTGATCTTCCTTGGGTCAAGCGTTGTGTCAACATCAACCCAAACTGGTGGAGTCAAGCAACACAAGAAGTAAAAGAAGCAGTGCTAGAAGGAATCCGTAGGGGTGACATCTGGCTGAACAAAACAAAGGTAGACAACTCTGGCAATCGTATTTATGGAAACGTTTGTCTGGAAGTGTACCTGCCCTCACGGGGAACCTGTCTACTGCAGCATGTCAACCTTGGCGGATGCAACTTCAATGACATTCGGAGTGCGTTTGTCTGCGGGATGTCCGAGCTGTGCATGCTCCATGCCAAGACAGGTGTTGGAGACAGTGGGGAATACCTCACTCCAGAGGTTGATCGCCAGGTCGGTCTCGGAATGCTTGGGCTTGCCAACCTGCTCCGTCGCCAAGGGGTGACATACAAAGAGTTTGGTGCAGCACTTGAAGCGATCAACAATCGCCAACCGCTCCATCGAACTCATGCTGTTGAGCTTGCACTGGAGATTCTGGCAGGCATTGAAGAGGCTGCACAGATCGCCAAGTTTGCTGGCATGGTGCGTGCCTTTGCCATTGCTCCTACTGCCTCGTGCAGCTACCGCTACAAGGATCTCGATGGGTACACCACATGCCCTGAGATCGCACCTCCCATTGCCCGCCAAGTGGACCGCGACAGTGGGACGTTTGGTGTCCAGAGCTTTGACTACGGTCCTGTTGAGATCGCGTCAGAAGTTGGCTGGGATGATTACTTCAATGTAGTAAATGGCGTCGTTCAGATGCTGGAAAAAACGGGCCTCCTACATGGGTATTCGTTCAACAGTTGGTCTGATGTGATCAGCTATGACGAAGCTTTTATTGAGGAGTGGCTGGATAGCCCCCAAACTTCTCTCTACTATTCACTCCAAGTGATGGGAGACGTTCAGGATAAGTCCAGCGCATACGCTGCATTGGATGAGGCCGAGGTCGACGATTACTTGGATTCAATTCTAAATGATCCTGCACCACAGTGTAATTGCGGCGAATGAACCCCTATCAGAAACTAGCTAATCGTAAACGCAAGTGGTCTCCAGTCCAAACAACTGCTGGCCAACTCAAAGAGGGCTCGGAGGAAACAATCTTTCGGGCTCTTGCCCTTCGTCACATGGAACTTCCTGTTGGCGAGTTCATTGAAGAAGCCTTGAGGAATGAAGTTCCAGAGCTATCGAAAGACTTACTTCGATCCAACATCAAGGATGAAGAGAACCACGACCTGGCTCTCGGTTACATTGCCAACGCTATTGGCACAGATCCTCAGGCTGAAGAAGAAGCACTCCGACTTCGCAATGCTTGGGAAACGCATCCTGACCACACGGTCCTCAAGGCTATGGTGGCCGAGCGTGCGATCTTCTTTGTCCTATTGCCGTTTTTCCGTTTTAACGGTGACGCTGGCCTACGTACAGTATCTGCTGACATCAGTCGAGATGAACAAGTCCACGTAGCAACTAATAGCTTGGTGTGTCGTGAGCTTGGTCTGACTGTATCTCCGTCACTGGATAAGCTGCGGAAGGCAACGATTGCTTGGGTGATGCAACCTCTCAAACGATCAGACAACAAGTATCTTGATAAACAGTTCTGGTTGGATCAGAGTGACAGCCTGATGTATTCAGGTAAAGCTGAAGGTCTGCTGGATACACAACGGGCTCGCATGCCCGCATTCTTTGAACATGCTAATCCAAACCTCCCACAATACGCTTAGTCTTGGGCTAACTGTAGAGCGTCTGTTGGCAGAACTGGAGGAGAACTTTCCTTCGTTTCTGCCGCAGCCTGGTGATCCAACAAACACGATCATGTACAAAAGTGGTCAGAGGAGTGTGGTCGAGTGGGTTGCTAATCGAATAACTGAAGAGGAGTAACACTAAAAAAAATGAAAAGCACATATTCATTCGTTTCCTTGAGAGGTTGATCTGGTGGCAACTTATTTCAACCGGGACACTTTTGGAATACGAGACGCAAATGGTTTAGCAATCAGCTCTTTCAACCCTGGAGACATTGTTGAAGGTGGAAACTCGCCCGGCGGTGGCTGGAGCTTCGCAGGCAACCGAAGTTACCAGACAACAAACCCCCGCACTGGCAGTACCAACATGACCGTTGGTCAGTGGCGATACGACGGGCCTCCCGCACCACCGCCACCACCCCCGGCACCTGCACCCCCGGCACCTGCACCCCCAACAAAGGTGCAAGCACAGGATCCAATACCACTTCTACCTGAATCTCTAGGTCAGCAATCAACAGGATCTGCTGCTCAGCAATCACCATACAGTCTGCAGATCAAAGCACTTGAGGATAGGATCAACGATTACCAGAAGAATGGATTGCAGATCAACTCGTTGAGTGATCAGATCAAAGCAATTCAGGATTCAAGTACTGCAAACACAAAGAGTTGGCAAGGTGCGAT